AACGTGCACCGGGAAGCCGAGCTGCCCGGCGCGGAGCATGAAGGTCATGTCCTCCGAGACGCGCGAGTTGCGAATCTCGCCCTCTTGGAACCACGGGTAAGCCTGCGAGAACTGTTTAGCGGCGACGGCCTCAAACACGCGCCGATGGATGAGCACGCACGCGGCGCCGGTGCCCACGACTTGGAAGAGTTCATCCTCCGGGAAGTCGAGGAAACGGATCGTCTGCGGCCCGCCGTCCTCGGCCTCAACCATCGAGTACAGAGTCGGGAAGAGTTCGCCGTCATTAACGCCGAACGCCAGGGCACCCACAATCGGCGCCGTCTTAGCGTCGGCAGCGTCGACCAGTCGCTCAACGAGAAACCTGTCGAACGTCATGTCAGCGTCAAGCATCAGCAACCATTCAGCGTCACCCGCTAGGAACTGCTCAACGATCTCATTGCGGCCTGACGAAATGTTTACGCCCGAATAGACCGGCAGCAAGGTACGCAAATGCGAGCCGGCCGTCAGCTCGTGCGCCAACATTCCCGCAAGCGAATTACAGAAACCTGACGCGACCTCTTGGCCGTAACAATAGCCGACGGCCACCGTGCCTTTGACTACCTTCATGCGCCCCACTCCCCTCAGAGTGTTTATTGCTTGCTGAGGGCCGGCCGGGTTGCGGCCGACCCTCAGCAAGTTTGTGACTGGTTAGAGCTTCAGCACGCGGAACGCGCCAGGCACCAGTGCGTCGGAACCGACGCGCCAGTTGTAGAACCATCCACGCTGCCCCAACGGCCGACCCGAAGTGGTGTCGAAGGTGTTGGGGATGTACTCCATCGTCGAACCGATCCGGTCAAAGATCAGGAACTGCGAGAAGTCACCGGCGAGCAGGATGTTGCTGCCCGTGGTGATCGTCGACACCATGCTGTAAGCCTCGTACTGAGGACGGCCCAGCAGCTCGTTGGGCTGGTTCGCTCCGAGGTTCGCCCAGAAGCTGGAACCGCCGTACTGGTCCATACGGCGAACGATGCCGTAGGTCGTGTAGTTGGCGATCCAGGACGACTTGGAACGGAACCTCGGCGGCACGCCCTCAATGACCGAGTCCACGTCTGCACGTGAGGCGGTGGTGAAAGTTCCACCAGTGGTGGGCGAGACACGTGAAGCCGTGACAGCAGTCACGGCCGTGACGATTCCCTTGGGCTGGCCGGAGCCGCTACCCGTGGCAAACGCCGCGTCCTCCAGACGGTCCTTCGCGTCAGCAAAGAGCGCTGGCAAGGAGTTAGCCAGAGCGGTGTCTTCAAGAACTTCAAACGATGCTGCAACGAACGCGTCAGCAAGGTAAGCGGTAACTGAAGGCTGCGCAAGAGTCGGCGAAGCATCAGCGGCAGTGCTGTTCTCCGTCTTCCACTCAGCAGTGACACCGGCACTCGAAACGCCGTTCCACTTGTTTGAGACACCAGTCTCAATCCGGCTGATCTGGCGGAACGGGTTAGCAGCGCCCGTGTTCGTCAGGATGACCGTGGGGTCGAGCAGGAACGGGATCGCGTAGCCACCATTAGCGGCAGTGGTCGACAGTGCAGCACGGAACGCCGCAGCCTCTTCAGGCTCCAGCATTGAGTGGAAGTCCATCGGGTACTGGAGCACCTTGAGGAATGCGCGGTGGTACGCCGGCGATCCGGTGAGCAGCGCGTGACGTGCGACCTCGGTGGGCGTGGTCACGTGAACCTCGGCCGAGTTCTCAATCAGACGCGTGGCGCGCTCCTGCCAGTCACTGGAGTAACCAGTGGCCGACTCGATGGCGGTCAGGGCGCGCGAGGCGGCCTCACTGGCCTCCATGCGCTTGACGGTGCCGGAGTCGGCACCCTCAAACGGCGAGCGCTTGAACATGACCTCGGGCGCTCCGCCGAAGCCGGACTCGCGGTTTGCGGGGTCGGCGGCAGCGGTACGAACCGCGGCGGCCTTCTCCTCCAGCGCGCGAGCAGAGGTAAGGCTAGCAACAGCCTCGTCGTACTCAGCGACGATGGTCTCCGACCGGGTCGCCTGCTCTTCGGTGGGCGACTCGACGTCGGCCAGGGCGAGCATCTCAGTGCGGAGCGAGTCGACCGTGGTCGACAGCTCCTCGATGCGCTTACTCATTTTCTGATACCTCTTTCGATGAGGGACACTCGCAACACGTTGCGAGCGATAACGAACCGACCTGGGTGCGTGAGCGGCCCATCGGCACCGGCTCCGGTTGGAGTGGTGGAAGCCCTAGCGGCAATGGCTTCGTCAAGCCGTCGAGCTAGGGAAGTTAGTGAGGACGACATCTGCATGGGCGTCATGTCGCCCATGTCGGCGCCCATTCCGGCCATGTCGTAGGCCATGCCCTCGGCCTCTTCGTCGTCCATGTTCGGGTTAGGGATACCGAGAATCTGAGAGATCACCGACTGCGCCATGTCGAGAGCGCCGTCGGCACACGCAAGCGCGTCAATGATCGGGTCAAGTTTCACGTCGGCGACAGTGAGACAAGCGAGCAACTGCTGGGCGAGCATCTGCTCATCAGGTGCCAACTGGCGCAGGCCGGTGACGACCGCGCCCTCATAGGCCGGGAACGTCACTAGGCTCACCTCTCTCAGTGCGACCTCGGTGCGAACGGTGATGGACCCGTCGCGCTTGGCCTGCAGTGGGATGAACCCGACGCTGAAAGCGCCGAGCACGCCGTCGCGCACGAGCTCAAGCTGGTCGCGGCCGTGCGCGGTGTCGGAGACGCGGAACGAGCCGAGTAGGCCAGCGTCCGTCTCGGCCATGTCGACGGCTCGGCCGAGCGGCCTGTTGGCGTCGTGCTGGGAGAGCAGACGCAGTGCGAAGCGGTCGACGGGCTTCTCGCTCAGGTACTTTGAGAACGCGCCACGCTGGAACCGCTCCTGGTACGACGGGCCACCGTCGGAGACCTTGGCGGTCTGGCCGTAGGGCACGACGATGCCCTGAATGGTGCGGCCGTCACCATCGGACCTCACCTCAAGCTCGGTGGTGTAGGAACGGCTGAGAGCGTCCATTCGGCTTCCTTTCGATTCGGATGAGCGCCCCATCACGTAGCCACATCGTTCGCGGCGGTCTGCTGGTAAAGCTGAACGGAAACTAGGCCACTGTGTTTGAGGAGTGCTAGGTCACCGGAGGTCAACGCGTCGACGATTGACTCCGATTCGTAGCCGGCGGTAAGTAGCGTCGATGCGGTCTGTGCGAGGACCTGCATGGTGGCGGCGCGCTCAGCCTCGCCATCACGCAACGCAGGAATGCCGCTCACGTCGTACCAGAGGCGCGAGCCGTCGGGCACGCGCACCAGCGGCGAGAGCGCGGCGGCGACCGACTGCCACAGGAAGGCCATCGTGCCATTGCCGAACGCCTTCAACGCCTGCTCGTAGTTGGAGTAGGTTGCAGCGTCCAGTCCGCGAGACAAACCCGCGACAATGGCAGGAACACCGGAAGCCGCAGCGATGCGCGCCTCGCCAGCAGACTGCACTACGTCGTAGTCCATGTCCTTAAACGATGAGCCCACGACCGTCAGGTCAGCGCCCTCGTCGAGGACGACGGTGCCACCCGCGCCAGCGGGTCCGCCGTAGCGAGCCTGCCACCGTTCCTTGATTGACATCAGCGTGTCGTTGTTTAGCTTCTGCTGATACTTCAGCATCAGGTTCGGCGTGGCCGCGTTGTCGAAGAACGTTTGCCGGTGGCGAGTCATGGCGACATCGGCGTTGATTTCGCGCAGTACCGGAGTCAGCCAAGACATGCCGCGGTGCCGGGCAAGTGGGTCAGGGATCGGCGACCAATGCGCGACATCTTCGACGTTAAAATCAAACTCAGCGCCCTGGCCTAGGCCACCCTCGCAGTAGGTATAACCGATGACATCATGGCGGCCCGCGTAGGATGGCGACGTGATCACCGTCACCCAGTCAGGTCGGTGCACGACAAGCACGTCACCGTCACGGCGTACAAACGCGTTGCCAGAGATCGAGTTGTGCTGTTCCATCCGTGCGAGCAAGTCGCCGGTGGTTCCGTTGGCCCACGGCCGGCGCAGAATTTCCAGCTCGGGGGCGTCGTACAGCTTGCCGGTCGCAATGTCTTGAAAGCGGAACTCCGCCTGGGCGATCATTTGGATACGAGCAAGCACGCACGCGAAGACCACAGAGTTGGCCGCGTAGCCGAGCGCGGCATAGTCGCGGTAAGTGTTGACGATCCGCTCAGAAGTTGTGCCGCCGTAGCTCTGCGACATGAACGCCACGAGCTCGGGCTCGGGCAGAAGCGAGCGGTCACCGCCACGGATGCGATCAATGACGCGGGTCATCGTGAGAACACATCCGAATCAGTGAGAAGGCCAACGGCCGCGAGCGCGACGCCCGCCACCATGAACGCCGCAGGAATTGACAGCATGGCAACGCCAGCGACCAAGAGAACTCCGCCTATCAGGATCAGTAGCAACGGCCAAACCATTGGCGAACCTCCTCAGATCACGTAGACGGACGGCTCGGTCTTGGCGCCGGTGGAGCGAGACGCCCAGTGCGCCAGAGTGGCCGAGACGAGCGGCGAGATGTCGACATCGGTTGAGCTTTTGCGAGCCCACGCCCACGCGTCACCGAGAGGTCGACGACGCGCCGAGAGTGCAGCGGCCGAGAGATCAGACTGGCCGAGGTGGCGAATGAAGCCGCCGTCGACAGCGTCGAAAAATCCGCCGCAGGCTTGCGCGACATCGCGCGCCGAGGTCAAGACGACGGGAACACGCGCGGTCTCAAAGTCAGCGAGCAGTGAACCAGCAGG